AGTTCGTTTTTTGTTTTTGCGGTTTCTTCCCTGAGATTTTGTACGGCTTCGTGAGTGTACTGATATGTTTTGATATTTAAGAGGTATTCATACGAATTATCTATTTTATCAAATATCTTTCCCATTTCCTTTTCGAGTTCGGAACGTTTACGTTTAAAAACAATTAGTTTTTCGTGTATAACCATGTCAACAAACCGCGAAGTATTTTCCAATTTTTTAACTTTATTTTTCAAACTATTGATAAGATGTAATTTTCTTTTCTTATACGTTTCTGTTCGTATATCAACAAAGTCAACGAGTATCTCTTCTGGGCTCGTATATTTATAAATACCTTTCTCTGGATGAAATAAATGCATATTTGATACATGAAACGTTTTTTGGAGTTTAAAATCTTTTATAACGTTATTACCCGTATACCCCATAATTTCAAAGTTCACGTTTTCAGTTGTACTATTATTTATATAACTTGAAATTTTCTTTTTTTCGACAAGTGTATCTAAATATTCCTTGTATTCCTGCGTCCATCTTCCGGGTGGTAGCTCTGTAATTAATATATTTTTATTAGAGCATCTCCATACACCTTCTGTAATCCACAAGTTATCTTCATTATTGAATACACGACCGTTAAATTTATCAAACCATGGTTTCATAGGAATAATGTTTTTACCTGAAATTATACGTTCAATATTTTGTTTAATATCTAACGGATTAAATGGGGGTATATAAGAACTAAAACCTGTACCAATACCTTCAGTTCCATTTACTAAAACAGTTGGTAGAATAGGTACATAGTATTCCGGCTCTATCTGTTTACCATCATCATCGAGATAATTTAATACTGGATCATCCTTCGGATCAAAAAGTATTCTCGCATTTTTAGTAAGTTTTGTAAAAATATACCTAGTTTGACTTGCATCTTTACCACCCATAAGTCTCGTTCCAAATTGACCACATGGTTCAAGTAAATTAATGTTATTTGAACCAGTAAAATCGTGCGCCAATTTTACAATTGTATCCGCTAAAGATACTTCACCGTGATGGTATGACGTTTTTTCCGAAACATATGCCGCTAATTGTGCAACTTTCATTTCAGTTGTAAGATTTTTGGTAAAACATGCATATAACACCTTTCGCTGTGAAGGTTTTAAACCATCTGATACATGTGCGATTGATCTTTTCAAGTCGGCAAGACTGAAGTTTACGAGATCTTTATGAATGAAATCAGAAACGCCGAGACGATTAACATTTCCATATGGTATTTCGAGTTCGGATGAATTTTTTTCACTACTTTCAAGTAACCACGTTTTACGTAAATCAGATTTTGTTTTATCAAATGCTAAGATTATCGAGTCGTCCATACATTTATCTGTATCGAACTGAACTGTTAAATCTTTTATTCTTTTAAAATATTCACGTGCTTCTGCAGATGTAGATGTACCAAGACCCTTATAATACTTTATTTTCCAACCATGTTTTCCATTTCCATACCACTGTCTAAACGATGAATCTGTATAAAACGACTTTGTTTCTGACCCCTTTGTTGCTTTTATGATAGGGGTTACCATACTTACTACAAATTTCAAATCCAATAAACTCGGCCAAAAATAATGAATCATATTAAGTATCAATCCTTTTATATGACTCCCATCGTTATCTGCATCTGTCATTATCATGAGTTTACCATAACGAAGTTCGGAAAGTGACGTGTATACTTTACCCTGTTGAAGACCCAAAATCTTTTTAAGATCATTGAATTCTTTATTTTCGGTGAGTTGTTTTACACTTGCATCACGTACATTTTTACATTTACCTCGAAGGGGAAATACACCATAATGATCTCTTCCAACTATAGAAAGACCGGAAATTGCCAATGTTTTTGCAGAGTCGCCTTCTGTTATTATAAGAGTGCATTTACTTGACTGCTGTGTACCCGCTTTATTTGCATCATCAAGTTTTGGTATACCCGATATTTTTGATTTACGAGAACCATCTGTTTTTTTGAGTTCTTTCATTTCTCGAAATTTTGATAATGCAAGTAGTTCATCTTGTATACCAGTTTTCAAAATATTTTTAATAAAAGTTTTTGGCGGTTCGAATTTACTACCAAAATCCTGTGGTTTGAGAGTACATTCAGATTTAACCTGACTACTAAACATTGGATTTACAAGTGTAGCCTTTACAAAAATAAAAAATGCATTTTTTACTTGTTGTGGTCTAAGTTTTATCTTTTTTGCCATATCTTCAATAATACCATTTGCGAGTATACCAGATACATGATCGACATGTGAACCACCTTTCATTGTACATATACCATTTACAAATGATACATGTTCAAACCCATCATCTGAAGGCGCAATACAGACAGACCATCTATCACTCGTAATCGTACACATTTCATCTGTTTTTGTATACATTTTACAATAATTTGCAAATGTACATTTCGGTAAAAGATTTCCCTGAAATTTAACTTTACAATTCTGCGTCGTACATATATTTGCATCATAAACCCGTTTTTCAAAAATTTTGTATATAGAAGTATCCATTTTAGACATACCAAATCGTTTCCAATCTGGTATAAAAGAAATAGAAACACTTGATGTCGAACTTGAATATTTCTTTATTTTTGGGATACCACATGTTTTCATATTATTAGACCATTCTTGGGTGTATATACACTTGTTTTCACCATCTTTTATTTTTATAGAAAACTTTGTTGAATAAACGTTTGTAAGTTTTGCCCCGTACCCATTACGACCACCAACAACGCGTTTTTGTGTATCATCGTAATTTGTACTCGTGAGTAAATGTCCAAATGTCAATTCTGGATTCCATATACCTTCTTTTTCATGCATTTTTACTGCTATACCACCCAGAGGTCCATTATTTTCAATTGTTATTTCACCGGATGTTACATCTATAGAAACTCCAAGTGATGATACATTTTTAGGGTACATTGAATTACGATCAATTGCATTTACTAAAATTTCATCAAATATTTTTAAAAGTGCCGGTGAATATACAACATTTTTTCTTTCAAATTGGTCGTTTTCGTATACCCAATATGGCTCGGATACACGTGAAACTGGTCCAACATATGAATCTGGACGTTTTAAAATATGTTCCACGTGTGTGAGTTTTTGAATACTTTCACTCATTTATTATGTATATAGTCTTTTACTTAAGTATCTTTTTAGGTCTTCAAACCAATATAATAATTCCTCTTTTGTTTTTGACTTGGGTTGTGGAAATATATTTTTTATACGACCATATTCACGTCCTCTAAAAAATGATGGATGTATTTTATTATACGAAATTGAATAACATGCATAACATACTCGTCGTATTGTCATATCGAAAAATTTTAAATATAATTCATTATTAATAGTGAAAATTGGGTGTAATTTCCTAAATTCACGAATAATAATACGTTCTTCGGTATTTTTTGTGTTTATATGAGGATCCAAAGGACAATCACATAAATAACATTCTGATGTCCATTTAAGATACATTATAAAGTACAAGTTTTTATCTTTTATATTATTAAAAGTTTCTTAATTTGTTATTGTATAAATTTTTAAACTTTATGAAATTTTCAGGGTTTCCACCTTTGTTTGGGTGTATTTTTAAAGCACCCTTTTTATACGCCTTTTTTAACTGTTTTTCTGACGTAGAAGTTGTAATCAATTTATTAAAATTATTATAAGTTGTAGCATTTTTGTAATTTTGTTCCCATCTTTTCGTACGTCCGATTTCCCTTATTATAAGTTTTTTCATTTCATTTTTTAAATGACAATCCCAACATGTATTATGTAGTTTATTTGTAGTCTTTTTACATTTTTTACATTTTGGTTTCTGTTCTTTTTTATTATTTTTTGTAATAAATTGCATTCTTTACTAACCTAAGTGGTTGTTAATATTACCAAACATAAAAAATGACTAGCAATTTTTTACTTCCCTGTGTCAAGGGTAAACAATTCACAGATAGAAAAACTGTTTTGATAGATAGACGTCAAACATCACTTGAATCATACGATGATTGTTTAAATGTATCAAAAAGGTTAAATATTACAAATAAGACACCCGATGAAATGGCGTCGATTATAGATAAAATGAGAAAAAAGAAACTTGAATGTCAAAAGACAAGACCTATCAAAGTTTTACAGACTGCACCAGATAATCAAAATACTGAAAATAAAAAGATATGTCAGGCATTTACTTTATCAGGAAAGAAATGTTCTTTTAAAGCTGTATGTGGAAAATACTGTAAAAAACATAGGATAGATAATCAAATATTAGGAACGAAGCCAGAAATAAATGTTTCCTTATTATAAATGTTAGACCAGGAAACGCTTAGACCTGTCATAATATCTATGGCACTTTACCTTGCAATTTCGAAAATAGTACCAGAACTTCTCAAGAAACCAACTAATGTTAAATTCATAGACGATATTGTTGCCATGCTTATAGCTCAGAGAGGATCACTCATGTCCGGTGCCATTTTGGCCGGTATCATCACTTACCTCACTAATTACATTGGTGACGAATTCATGTAATACACTTTCTTTACACGTTAACATTCGAGTTATCGGATGATCCATATACCTTATTTTTTTGTTATATGCATCTTCCATGTATTCTATTAACTGATTTTCATTTGGTTTTCCCCATTGCATACCCGCTTTAAACAAAAAATCATCTTTTACTAATGTTTGAAGATCACAATCTATTGTGTACGGTGTTTTAATATATTCTGGTGCACCCCCGTAATCTGTTATGATAACAGGTTTGTTTCTTAAAGCAGCTTCAACTGCACCCATACCAACACCCTCTGAACTTGAAAAACTTACATAACAATCACCTAGAGCGTGTACATTTTCCATTTCTTCATCTGAAATGAGACCGTTTATAACTTCGACATTTGGTATGTTTATATTAACGGGATTAGTACACGTTGCTTTTATGAGAAGTTTTGAATCTTGTTTATTCAGACGAATAAACGTTTCTAGAATTTTATTAAAGTTTTTTCTTGGATCATAAATGTTTCCTATATGGTAAAATGTATAAGGTTTTTTATATGGTATATGCGCATGTATAACGTAAAACTCCGTCTCAGGAAACTGAGATTTAAACACCCTTTTACAAAATTCACTTGGTACAGCAATTCTATCGAATAGTTTGAAAAGTTTTCCATAATCTTCGTGTACTGTTTCCGTTTCGCATACGGTCATACATGTTACATGTTTAACTTTACTTTTTATTTCTGGTATTCTATCTAACCAATATTGGATAGGTAAAGCAAATATAAAAGCTTTTTCACATTTTGGTATATCTTCCTGTACCTGAATATATCGACTTCCAGGGAAAAGATCCATATATTTTTTACAATGTTGACCTATTCCACTCAGGAGAGTTGGACCAATGAATAACATTTAATTTAAAGATAATATTTCCTTTATATATATTATACGATGAACTTCCAAGCAGAAAATAGAAGATTACAAAAACTCGCACAAGAAGCTAAAGCTTCAGCTGTCCCAGCCCCACCAGCTCCAGCCCCACCAACTCCAACCCCACCAACTCCAACCCCACCAGCTCCAGCTCCAACTCCAGCTCCAACTCCAGCTCCAGAACCAAAAAAGACGGTTAAACGTGTCGTTAAAAAGAAGGCTGCGGAACCGAAGGCGTAAATTTGTTTTTAACAAATATAAACCCACCTACAATTAATGTTATAAATAATATCAAGTACCGTAATGGGTACTTTTTCTTTTTTTCTATTTCCATTTTTACAATATCCTCCTTATCTGGTAGTTTTTTAACGTTTATGTTAAGATCTTCTATCTTCCCGATAAGTTTATGTAAAGCTTCTAAAATTTGAACTTCTCTATTTATAGGCTTTTCCTTAACATCTATAGTTGTTACTTCCAGTGTCATAAACCATTCTGAATCAGGTTGTAGTTTTACATAATCCCCGTCACCTTGTTGTTCATATATTTCAAAATTGAGCTGCTGAATGGATATGGGGTTAAATAAAGACGTTGGTCTACTAAAAGATTTCCATTGTTTATCTTGTATTTTAAAATTACTCGAACCATCGAATATTCTTTCTAAAGGTACACGCGCGAATATTTGCCCTTTTCGTTCATTTAGAATTTGTGCCGTTTTTGGTATATCATCACATACAATATCTATATATTTTGCACCATTACCTGTACCACCACTAGATACACCTACCTGTGTTACGTAAAAATCAACGATTTTTAAACCACATACTTTATTTATATCTGTTACATGAGTATTTGATTCGAGGTTTAAATCAAATGAAAATGTATTATTCGTACCCGTTACAAAATTTGAATCAATTGTTATGTACTGAATCTTTTTAGGTAACTCCTGGAGTGAAACCATCTTGTATTTAGTATATAAAAAAATAAATTAAATTAATAACAGTATGTATACATTCTATAACAGTGTATGTCGTTTATTATATTCGAGTAAATCTAATTTAGATAATATAACCAAAACCCCTTCACACAATGAAATGATGTTATCACCTGAAAGTGCTAATGATAAAATCATTTCAATGAATGATGCAGGTGAATATGTTGTATTAGAGTATAATAAACACGACAAAACATTCGTTCATTATAGACCTAAGTACTTTAAATATAAATAAATAATAAATGAAATGGACGATTACATTGCCTTACACACATACGACTACAAACTCGCGTTTTGTCAAGCGACAAACGACCTCCCAGAAGATATGCAAAGACTTGTATGGGAAAAACTTAATACATACGAATCGCAAAATCTCATGTGTCCGGGGGCACCTCGGCGAAACAAACGAAATTCACGATACAACCCAGAA